CCTGCCGCTCCTTCTAAAGTTGCTGTTGCACTACCTTTTGCAGGATCCGAATCGTTTCCTGAATAAGATGATGCAATTTTGAAAGGTGATAATGCTTCGTCACCAGCAACGATGTTTGTAGCACCGCCTGTTGTTGTGTCAGCATATCTAACTCTCAATGTGTGAATTTGACCAACTGGGCCAGTCATAGGTTGTACACCTACTAGCTCGTTAGCAATCACTGTTGGCATAACCCTACGGATTACAGGCAAAATAACTCTGTTCAGAGTTGCCACGTTACCGGCGCTTGTTGCACCAGTAGTAGCTTGTTCTGACAAGTATCTGCGTGTATTCTCTAGGATTACATCCAATGTTTTGGCTTTAGAACCCTCAACACCTTCCATTAAGGCGCCTTTGGTTTCTTGCCATTTGTGTTCTAGCAATTGGGATGTCATAATTTTCTCCTTAGTTAATACCTGCTAATTTACGGATGTTTGTTACATCCTGATCTTGTTCTTTTGCCTGTGGTGTTGCCTGTTTGTTGCCTGTTTTTTCTGTTCTTGACTCAGAAATGATTGAAGCTTTTTTAGCATCTTTCATAACATGTGGAAGATACTTGTTGAAAGCAGTTTTTAGACTGTCTGTTTGAACTGTTTCTAACAGATTGCCCATAACTTCTTTCTTATCACCTGAAAGTGGACCTAACATTTCATTAAGAACTTTGTCTCTTCTGTGTCTTGCTTCAATTTTATTTTTTTCAATTGTAGCAGACTCATGAAGTTTAGTTTTCTCACTAACTTGTTTTGTCGCTTCGTCGAGTTGTTTCTGCATCTTGCGAATTTCAGAAGTCTCATGTAGGTAAGAAGTTAGATACTCTGAAGTATATGCTTCAAAGATCTTACGTCCAAAATTGTTTTCCCTAGCAGTTTTGATGTCTTCTTTAAATTGAGTCATCTCTTTAGTGATATTCTCACTCACTACTTGTTCTACAATTTTACTTGCTTTTTTAATGAATGCGTTTCTAATTTCAGCAAATTTTTCTTTTGCTTCTTTAACTAGTTTCACACGAGTTTCTACAACAGATCTCTTATCAGTTTCGAACTCAGTTAATTCTTTAGCAAGTGATGTTGTCACAAAACTTTCTAAAGTTTTAATTTGTTCTGCCATTGATTTTCTGTCTGCTTGTAACTCTGCCATTTCATTAGCAAGTTGACGAGTAACAAACTTCTGAAGTGTTTCCATGTGTGGTTTAACACCTCGTTTGTACATTACTCTTTGGGCCGCTAGTTGTTTCTTATCTTCAACAAATTCTGCAATCTCTTTTTGCAAAGCTTCGTTTACTAGTCGGTCCGTTGCTTCTACCATAACGGACTTGTCATGTTCGTATCTTGATGCAAACTCTTCTCTAACTTCAGTCTTAGCTTCTTCTTTAACTTCCGCTAACTTAACGTCCCATGCCTCTTGAATTGCGGCACGAGTGTCTTCAGTTACCAAGTCTTTGTCAAGGAGTTGTTTGATTACATCTAACATAATTGTTCTCCTTATAGTTTAAGATCTCTTATTAAAGAGATCACTCCTTCTTTTAGATGTTTTTGCACTCTTACATCTTCTCTTGCCGCTTTTGCAACGCCTATTAGTTTATGACCGTGTCTCATATTAAGGAGACCTTCATAAATTGGAGTTGGGTAAGCATTTGGAGCCGATGGTTGAGCCACAACATCCACGGTAATAATATCAAATTCTGATACGTTCCCTGATGCCTCGTCTACGTTGCCTGATCCTCTGGATGATACGCCTAATTTTACGCCTGATTGTAACATTGTTTCTACTAATTTTCCCATTGGTGTTGGGAGAATCTTTAATTTACCATATCCGTTATGTCCATCCATCCACATGCTTGTTAACATGTGAGAAACTCGATCTAAATTAATCTTTAAATCTTCTGGATGGTCGACCTCGCCAAGGACGCTTGAGCCCCCGGCGATTTGATCGGATATTTTGCTTACTGCTTTATTAATTTCGAAAGTAGGATACACTCTCTGGTTTGCATTTTTAACGTTACCTTGAATGCAAATGCCTTTCATGTACAAGTCCTTACCTTCGTTATTTGTTTCAACCACAACTTGTGCTTGATCAAATGTTAGGTGTTCTGACAGTACTTGCATTATCCTATTTCCTTATTTTGTAGCAACTGGTGATTTATCAGTTGATGCAGTGTCAGTCTGTGGTGTCGGAGTGCCTTCAGTTGAAACTTTATTAATTCCACCTGCATTCTTAAAATTTCCGCCCATAACTTTCGCTGTGTCGCCTGTTAATGCTTTTCCAACGCCGCCTTTTTCTTCGCCGCCTTGGTCCATTTTTACTGGAGATGCATTGTTCATTGCTTTATTTTTTGAAGCAACTACTGATTTTTTTGAATCAGCACCTGACTCTTTGCCCATTTTTTCAGCACCATGACCGTCTTTAACCATGTTTGCATACTCTTTAACAATAGTGTCAGCGTCTTTTGAATCTGTGCTTTCAAAAGGTGAAATACCTTCTTCTGGCTGATCATCGTCACTGTCCATCATTTTTGCAAACTCAGCTTTTAACTCGTCTAGTTCTTTTTCTAATGGAGCAAACATTTCTTCTGCTTCAGGGTCAGCATCGCCGTCACCGTCCATGTCCATGTCGCCGTTATCGTCGCCATTTTCATCTCCCATGTCAGCCCTATCGTCGCCTTGTGCTTCTGCTTCAATGTCTGAAATTAAATCGTCAGTTTGATCGCCGCCGATTTCTTCAATTGTTTCTTCACTAGATTCAGTAGCTTCGTCAACTTCTTCATCTTTTTTCATTTTCTTTTTCTTTTTGTCGTCGCCGTGCATAGCCTCGTCGACTTCATCAGTTTCTTCTTCTTTAACTTCATCAGTTTCAGCATCGTCATCATTGTCAGATGCTTCTTCAACTTCATCAGTTTCCGAAGTTTCCTCTACTTCTTCGTCTTCAGCAAGGATTCCTTCATAAATTTGTCTTGATTTCTCTACAACAATTTCATGAAATAGCTTTTCAGCCTCGTCCTTTTGCTCATTAACGAGTAAGTCTAGGAGTGTTTCAAATTTAGACATGATAGTCTCCTTATTTGGTTGATTAAGTTTGTATTTAAGGTTGTACGGCAGGTTGCCCCTTTTAAGGGGTCTTTTTTGACATTTCCTGTAGGTGTTCGTCAAATATACTATAATTTATGTCTATCCAATTGGACTTAACTGCAAGTTTATTGGGAGATTTTTGATTATCAAGCACTACATGGTAAAAATTTGCACTTTTATGATTATCACAATTTGTCACCATTTGATTGAGCCAGTTGCCAAAATATGTTCTTCCGGAATTTGACTTGCGATATCTTTCTTGGCCTTTGTACATATTATTAAGTTTACTACCTGCTTTTTCATCCACTTTGCCGTCTGCTGTAACCCCAAAAAAATCCATTCCAATAATATAAATTGTTTGAAACTTTTTGTATTCCAGTGCTAGTCGTGTTGCTGTTGGACCTGATGACCAGCCCCAATCTTTTTGCAATCTTTTTGGGCGAGGGTCTTTGATGCCTCCTCTAGGATATGTCCAATGTTCAGTTTTGTCTGGAACATTGCGTTCACACAGCCACTTGACTGTTGCAATATCAACACTGACTAGTGCATCTGGCCAGAAGTTTTCCACTATAGGTAAAACATTCATTCCTATAATGTATCCTTTGTCACGCATTTTGTTTAGATCAAACCCTTTGCGTGATTCTCCGTTTGCTATAATAAAGCAAATATCACCTTGCGGACGATATGATGTGTCTTTGGGTGGCACTTCTCTTTCTATGTCACGTGGACTTACCTTGGCTTTGCTGGCAATTTCTCTAAATTTTTCAATATATTTTTGAGGATTTTTTATTTCATCTGGTGACAACCATGCAGATATTTCGCCACTTTTGTTAAAAAGTGTAACAGTGGTCTTGCCTAGTATTGCCGCTTCGCAGGCAGCTACTCGCCATTTGGATCTTCTTGACATTGATGTAATTAATTATGATTATGCAGGAACGGCCGCGTCAGCAATTGACCCGCCATACATCTTTTGATACATTTCTATAGACTTAGATTTTTCTCTGCGTCTTTCATGTATAGTGTGTCTTAATTGATTTATCATTTCTAAGGTAAGTCTTGACTTTCTAGTGTCATCTAGATTGTACACAGTGACATCTTCTTCCTGTGTAATTCTGTTTTGATCTAGTTCTGTAAAAAATTCAAATAGTTGCATATTGTTATTTAATTAAATTTCTATATCAGTGTCGTCTTCGTCGCCTGCTTCGAGATCTCCGCCTTCGGTATCCATATCTGGTGTTTCAGGAGTTGCATCTGTTTGATTTGATATATCACCTGCTATACCGCCGCCTGTGACGCCAACGTTACGTAAATCTTCACCTTTTACTGCTTCATCTTGCGATTCGCCTTTTTCTTCTGCCCACATCTGCATGTTTTTAGCAAGTTCTTCTTCACTTAATCCTAAGAAACGTTGCAGTGCAAATCTTTTACTCAAATAAGGCACTTGTTCAATCTGTGTAAATGCTTGTACTCGTTGATTGTCTAGTTCTATCTGTCTGTATGCGGCAAAGTTTTGTGGTGTGCATAGTTTAAGATCAAACAGGGATGTGTCAATGTTAATGCCTCGTTGTTTTAGAAACAGTTTGAATTCATTGTTTAACGGTGGAAATACAATCTCTTGTAATCGTTGGCAGTATTTGTTAAATCTTAATTCTTGAATGTATGCTGTGCCTACTCTACCATCTGAATACTGTGGGTTTGCTCCATCATCTGGACCAGTTGGCAAATACGATGAAGGTATTCTTAATGCACGAAATAATTTATTAGTAAAGTATCTTAAATCATCAATCTCGCCTAAGTTTGTACCACCAGGCAATGTTTCAACTTTTGATCCACGTCCTTCTGCTGTTTGTGGAAAGAAATAATCTTCGTTGATAGACAACGGATTGTATGATGCATCAATCGAGTTAGAACCACCGCTTTGAGACGGAATACGTCTTTGGTGAATCTCATTTTTTACACGTTCAACAAAACCCATTGCCATATGTGTAGGCATATTTCCTACATCAATGTAAAACACTCTACGTTCAGGTGCTCTGTGTACTCTGTAAATTATGATTGCATCTTCAAGTAATTCTTTTTGTTTGAATGTTTTGAAAACAGTTTCTAATATGGATGTACCAAATGGAAAGTTTGAATCTAATCCTTCTGATAATGAAATGTGTGTGACATGCTTGGCATCAATTGCGTATTGATTTTGTTGATCTTCAAATCTGCCTGCTGATCCTGTGCCATACGATCCTGGTCCTGAATATGCTCCGCCACGTTTGCCATATCCTTGATCCATCACAGCAGATGATCCTGGAGATGAATATGTGACATTGGCCGCTACTTGTGAACCACTGAGTGATTCTAAATTTAGATTCAAATCCGCAAACACATATTGTTCTGGTTGTTTGCCTTTGGATTCATTTACAATTACTTTGTCACACTTGGAAGCTGCCACGTGAATAAGTTCTTGTGTTTCGGGATCTCTAATAAAAAATGAATCGCCATACTTTAATACATTGCGAAACATTCTAAACATTCTGCGATTCCAGTCATTGATCGTAGCAAATTGTTTTATTGCATCATTAAGAATTAATGCTTCTGTTTCTGTAGGCTCTGATTTGAATTCAATTTCAAATGGTGTGCCTGTTTTTTTATTGCCTTGTGTGCAAAATTCTGCAATGATATCCAGTGCCGCATTGACTTCTGAATCTTGATCCATTTGGTCATATTGGAAGTAACGTTCTTTTCTGTTGGGGTGTCCTGTGTACACTTCTGGCAGATATGAAGTGTAGTTTCTCTTGCCCATGGCAGCCATGCCTGTGGCTGTGTTTGTGCCACTTACTGGTGACATTGACCCATCCGGTTGTACAAGATTAAAATATTTTTTCCAACTCATTGTATTATTATATGTTTTTTATTCCTTGATTGCAAGTATTTACTATCCCTGTGGATGGTCCTTGTATTTTCGGTCTGTGTTACCCTTTTTGGTTTCAGTATTGTTTTGTTCTGTCAGTGTGACCAATCTTTTCATGTATTCGAGCATTTCGCCGCCCCGTATTTGTCTGCCTGTGTCAGGATCAACCAAGTTTGCCTTACCTCTTTTAGACATATTGTATGTTTTTATTACATCCTGTTCGCTAGGTTCTGTTGTGCCGCTTCTCTCATACACAAACTGATTCAGTCTTTTGTTGAAATACATTTGCATTCCGGCCTCGTCGACTGTGGTTGAAAATGATCCTGTTGAACTTCCTTTATTAATCTCACCATACAATCCCTGCGAGGTAGCGATATCTTTTACCCTCTGTGTTTCCATCCTCTTATCGTAAGTGGGATCCATTTTCCTTAACAATTTATCAAAACCTGTAGTGATGTCTACCAGCATGCCCACTAATGGTCCTGCGGCAGTGCTCAATTCCAATAGTCTTGATTGAAATGTGCCCACAGCATCTTCAACTTTGACCTTGCCAAGTATTATACCGATGGTAGTTGCATCTAGACCTAATTTTTCCAAAGCCTCAACACTAAGTCCACCACTTTTGGCCAGCCCTTCCGCTACTTTTATCTGTTCTTGAAATTGTTCATTAAAGGCCTTGTCTGCTTCTGTGATATCTTTGAACGGTGTAAAACCTGCGCCTATATCGGCTTTTAATGATGCATTCAACTTCATAAGTTGTGTCCCTGTGGCTGTACCTGCTAAAAATAATTCTCCTATGCCGGCAAATTGTGCATCCAACAGGCCTAACTGTGTTAATTGTTTTCCCCTGTCACTTCGAGCAAAGTCCGCTATAATTTTTTGAACTTTGGCAGTTTCACCTACCACATCTCCGCTTTCCTTAATATTGACCAATGCTGTGTCTAGTGCTTCACTAAGTCCAGGAACAAATGCTATTAAATTTGCTTGGGCGGCATCAACTAGAGGAAACCCGGCAGATCTTGCTTCAACTAATGAACCTAGATCCGAATTAAATCCTGCCATGGTACTCGCAAACTGGGTCAATTCCAATTGATACTCTTCTCCCATAATAGCTGCCTGGAAAGCTTGTGAGGTTGCTTTACGTAGGTATTCAGATTTTTGTTCCTGCACACTCTGTCCGGTCAATTCAGCAAGACGTCTTTCGTTGGTTGCTCTTTTGAGCATGGCCTCATTAAGTTCTGACTCACTGCCCATCATCAATCTGCGGTTGAATCTGTTCGATGTAATAAAGTCTGCAAATTCGTCTGCTATGTCAGTGGCATCCATGCCCAGCATTCTGAATCCAAGTCCCAACGGCGACTTTTGATCAGTTAACCGTTCGAGCCTTTGTGAAAACTCAACTGCGGCATTATTGATTGATCCACCAAAAATACGTAGGCCATCATTATTAGTGGCCACAATGTTATTGAATTGATCAAGTGATATATTTGCTCTCAATACAGTTTCTAATGTTTCTCCCAAATCTGTTGTAAGTCTGAATCCAGCTTGTCCTAGTCTGCTGAATGAGTCAAACTGTAAGTCCATGAATGCTAGTCTAAGTTTTGTAAGTGCTCCTGTGGTTTCTGAAGCCGCTGTAAGAAAGCCTCCCATTATAGGAACCATTGACGTAAATCTTGTGATTTGTCCTACAGAAAAATCAACCACTGAATTCAGTGACCCGAAAGAACCATCTGCTTGAGCAATGGATTTGACCAAGCCGGTTGCTCCTGTTAAGGTGTCGCCTAGGATATTAAATCCTGTTTCAACGGCCGACAAAGCAGGGTGCATTTTTACAAAGGTTTTTGAAACTTTCTCTGCTTCTTTTCCAGTTTTCTTGATACTTCCTGCTACACCGCCTGCCCCGGATGGATCTGCTCTTCCCTTATTCCCTTTGCTGGAACCTATGGCATCTACTAGATCACGCAGAGTGTCTTCTGAGGCAAATCCGGTAACTGGTATTGAGAAGGTTTCTTCTGCTATTGTAACGTCCTTAAAGCGAACTGCCATTTTTTTATCCTATAAATACTATTATTATTAAGTATTTATTGAAACTTTTTTATGACAAATACAAACAATCCACTTTCTAAATATTTTAGACAGATTGCACTTTATACTAATTTGCCCTCAGACGGGGAGTATTATCCATCTGGGGCATTGCAGTTCGACAATGAAAAAGAATTAGCTGTATATCCAATGACTGCTAAAGATGAAATGATGATGAGTACTCCAGATGCATTAATGAATGGAGATTCTACAGTGTCCGTAATTAGATCATGTGTGCCTGGCATTAAAGATCCATGGATGATGCCTGTGTTAGATATCGACACAATAATGATTGCTATCCGCATTGCTACATATGGTGAGCAAATGGAAGTTACTACTGCTATTCCTGACATCGACGAACAGACAACAGTATCTGTGGACTTACGAATTGCTAGTGACCAAATGGATAAAAGACCTTTTGATGGATATGTACCAGCTGGTCCTGTTTCATTTAAAATTAAACCAATGAGTTATAGACAACTTACAAATTTGCAATTAAAGACATATGAACAACAGCGATTGATAACACAGGTAGTTGATTCAGATCTAAATCCTGCTGATAAACAATCAAAATTTTCCGAAATGTTCATGAGTATGACAAACATCACTGTGGCCAACATGCAAGAGTCAATATTGGAAATCACAGCAGATGGACAAAAAGTCACCGACAGAGTATACATAAATGAATTTGTTGACAATATGGATTCAAAGCAGGCAAATCTTATAAAAGACAAATTACAGGCTCAGACCCAATTAGGCAAACTAAAGCCGATTCCAGTATCCACTACCAAAGAACAACAAGAAAAAGGTGCTCCTGAAAAATTTGATGTGCCTGTATCTATGGATAATTCCAATTTTTTCGTATCAAAATCCTGACCCTCTCGCCGTCTGAAATGATAGATTATTTCAAAGAGCTAGACAACACAGTCAGTAATATCAAACATGAACTTGTAAAACTGTGTTGGTATATGAGAGGCGGTTTAGAATATGATTCTGCCTTCATGCTATCACCTAATGATCGAACACACATGGCTGAGGTAGTAAAGGAAAATATTGAAACTGTCAAGAAGACTAATTTACCATTGCTATAAATATTAATATGAAGCTAACTGACCTATTTGAATTTGATCCGAAAATTGCCGGTGCGGCACAGTCGGCAGCTGCCGATATAGGACGAGCCGCTGATGCGTTGAAAGGGCCAATTCCACTTGGTAAAATAGGACAAGAAGTAGACAATATGCGGAATGCATTCAACAAGTATGCCACCCAAAAACAAGGTGACATGACCGGAGTAGAAATATTCACTACGTTTGTGGATGCCAGGAAAAAGAAAAATCCTAGAGATAATATTAACATCGACAGTGCTAAACTTGTAGGTGATGATGGCAAATTCAATGGACAAGAGATTCGGAACATATTCACATCTATAGCAAAGGCTGAAAGAAAAGCGGCAAAGGCAGATTCTAAAGATACCGAGGTAGGACAAAGAGCAAGAGATCGCAGTGCGTTTGCACGTGACGAAAAAGGTGCTAAAATTCCTGATCTAGGTGACGTATAAACTTACAGTATAATTCACATTGAAATCAATATAGCTACTACTATGAAGAACGACTTTGCTCCTACTTCCAAACATGCAGTGTTGAACACCGATCAACGCAGAAATAAAACCAACTATGTGCTACAGAAGATGCTGATGACACATTCTCCCAAAGAGTGTGCTAATTTGCTGTTTGACTTCTTTGAAAAACACACTGATCTAAGACGTGCCGACATAACGTTGAATGATTTCATGCATGATTATGATGCTCACAAAGTGGACAACAAGTAAAGATTGACTTCGTCAATCGCTCTTCGTTTGCACTCGAGCCTTATAATGCCGTTTCCTGATGTAGATCCTTCAGTCATAAGCCAACTATTACGTTGACCTATGTTTCTGATGTGAGTCACATCAATCACTCGCCAGTGTTGTCACCCGTTTGGCTCTTTCCGCTTACCATACACACGTGATTTTTAAGGAGTCTCTCAGTTGGCAGTGACTCCATTGGGGTATTGACTTAATAGACGTCGAGCGATTCGCCGCTGTTGTTACAGAGTAGTTCGCTGTGTTCCGAGACGTTATGTTGCCTAAAAAAATTTTGAAGTGCCTTGAATGCCTTGCACAATTATATTATGTCTTGAATTTATTTGTCGGTATCGATCTGATCCGGAAAGTCTCTATAGAGAAAATGTTGTATGGTCTCGACATCCACCAATTGATTAAAATTGACATGTTTATCGTCGATACTTTTTTCA